AGCATTCCGCCGCATTCGTTTCAGACCGGAGATTTGGTTTGACACGAACCTCGTTTTGGACCCACCCTACCTCCTCCAGATGATGCCGATCATTTATCGAGACTATATGATGCAGCATTCTTATTGGAGGCGACTAACCTACGATGTTGACGGCCGTGATCGATTTGGATTTGAGGCTACTGATGAGCCCCTCCTGCCGTTGACCCAGGTCACGACTCTTTGTGACCTTTTGACTCGTAAGTTTCGACAGTGGCATCACTCGAAGGACGCCCATCCCAACAGCGTTACTCCTGCTTATTATGAGAAGTATTCGTTTGTTACTGGAACTAGTGTTCCTGGGGTCAAGCGCGTCCTCAACCTGTTCGACAAGCAGATTGCCTTAATTGAGCCGACCAAATATCTGGTCCCAGCCTATATTAATATGCTCCGTCATCTTGGGGCTTATGGCCGTGGGATTGTTGGCGTTTCTGGGCTTGTCGAATTACCCGAACTCAAGCCGGCCGATCTTCGATCTGTGCGACCGGATTTGCTTGGTAAATCGGGTGGATTGAACATATACGACGTTGGAACGCTCGAGTTGGAAGGACATATCGTGCGTTATGTGCGTCGTTGCGCGAAGGAGGGTTGTTTGGCCTCTGGCGATGTTGAATTTGTTTCCATCGTCAAGAAGATACGGGAGCACATGGCCAAATCTAACGAGGGTCAGAAACACTTCGTTGGACAACTCATGCGACGGATTGCTACCGTCGCCTTTCTCAAGCCTGAACTCCGCGACCCTTGGGCGGATGTTGAGAAAGCCCGACTGATATTTGTCGTGCCTTACTTCAAGTATGCGGTTGATCGCGCACTTTTTGGCGAGTTTACGGATTGGTGCAAAGGATTGCCTCCGATTGGAATTGGGTGGTCTAAGGCCCGAGGTGGCATGCAGTTTCTGTTCCAGCACCTTACCCAGTATGCTCGCCGCGATGCTAAGTCTGATGATAAGTACGACTGGTTCGCTTTTGATGGGGATTTCGAGAAGTTGGATTTTACGCTTCAAGCCGGCATATTGACCCTTGTCGGCATGGTCCCAATCTTCATGTTCAATCAGGAATTTCCTGGCTTCGATGTTTACCGCTTTTTGGCTGAGTGGTCTACGGATGAACTTGTGTCGAAGGTTCTTCACTTGTTCAAGGGTGAGCAGCGGTTTGTAATTGGGATGATGTTCTCTGGCTCCCTGTTGACATCTCATGGTGATTCCCT